GACTCAACTTAAACTACCATACACTAAATATGATAGCAGTCCTTTTGGGTCGAATGTATTAGATCAAAAAGTCCCTATGGAAAACTGTGCTTTTGGTTATACTGCATTACAGAACCAGAATGGAGCCACAGCAAATTGTGCGTTTGGTATAGAAACATGGATACAAAATCTTGAATAAAACACAATTCATCGAATATATTATCTTAATACCTGAAGATATAGAATTTACTCCCATGTCTATTGATGTTAGAGGACATTCTCCGCAACCTGACGGGACATATAGAACCATGACCAAGAAGATAAGCTTTGAGTGTGAGTACACAGAGCAGGTACACAAATTGCCTTGTATGTTAGAAAAGCCAAGAGATTCATCTGATGATTACTTTCAAAGTTTAATTGAGGTAGAATCGCAACCAATATGCGAATTTCAAAAGACATCTACAAAACTAAGGAAATCCATCATCAGACGATTTAAGAAGGAAGGATGTGGAGATAATCCGGTTATATGGGATGCGATACCTATCTATGTTCTTTCTGAACTTTTAAACGATGCCATACACAGGAAAAATAGAGAGTACTTCAAGTCTGTTGTACCCGAGGTTATGAATGTTGTAAATCTGCTGGGCTATACCCTGATAAATAGAAATTGGGACGCAGGAGACGAGGACTTTAAGTGGATAATGAATAGACAGCTATAAAATGCACATGGCTATCTCATTTTCTGAGGATTGGATTTACTCTTCCTATATCTTTCATACCGAGCCTTCGCTTGTGCCTTTTCCTTTTCCAACTTAGCCTCTGCCTTTGGAGAAAGGGATATGGAGTCTTCCCTAATGGGAGGGATCCAAGTCATCTTCTCAGCTATCGTAAACAATTTATTGATGTCTCCTTGCACAATGAGCATGTCCTTTTCATGGGAGAATATACAATGAAGTTCCTCTATCTTTGCATTGCAAATCTTGATCATATCATTTTCGTCGATGCCGGAGTGGAAGAAGAAGTTATTAGGGTTGTCTATCTCAAGGTACATGTTTATGTTATTATTGTGGTAAATATATCTGATATGACCTTCCCAATGGTTTTCCTCTTTCCCCTTGATAGCATAAATAAACACTTTACCAAATTTGTAGCGTTCAGCGTACCACATCCCAAGGATGTAAGTGGCTCGTTTAAATTCAATCATCATCTCGTTTTGTTCCATAAGCGAAGAATATAGTCATATTTCCTAGCTTTAACAATACTTAAGTGTTTTATAAATTGCTATAATTTTAATAAAATGCTTTAATTATTGGAATAATAAAGGATACGACGATCACATGCAGCCATCTACTGCCAGAAATTTCCTAAATGAAGTCCGAAACAAGCTTAAGCCTTCAGAACCTCCACGCAATCAATTATTCGTAGATGAAGCGGCTATGTATGAATCATCCCTCCATTCCTTCTTAATGGGATGCTGGCCAATCATAGAAGGAGGATGTGATTATCGGGATGGATGGCATATTGAGGCTATCTGCGAGCACCTTGAGGCACTCTATCATTTAGATATAAAACGACTGCTGATAAACCAGCCACCAGGCACGTGTAAATCAACTATCTGTTCTGTCGTTTATCCTGCATGGATTTGGGCTAAAGACCCAACCTTTCAATCCATGTACATCTCCTACGGTCATGAATTATCAAAACGTGACAGCGTCCAATGTCGTCGTGTCATCCAGTCCAGATGGTTTAAAGACAGATGGGGGCATAAGTGTCAACTTGCCCCTGATGTCAATACAAAGATGAGATTTGATAATCAACAGGGTGGCTATCGGATATCTACCAGTGTCTTTGGTTCAGCGACAGGTGAGCACGTCCACTTAGTGGCCTTTGATGACCCTAATAGTGCCAAGACCGCTGAATCGGAGATCATAAGGACATCAACTAACGAGACATGCGATAGGACAACCTACTCACGATACAACGATCCTAAGACGGCACGGTTGCTTGCGGTTCAACAAAGATTTCATGAACAAGATTATTCCGGCCACATTCTGTCCAAAAAGATAGAAGACCTGGTTCATTTATGCCTTCCCATGGAGTTCGAGACATCCAGACGATGCACAACAATTCCTTTAAAAAGCACTGATGGAAAACTATGGTCTGACCCTAGGTCAAAGGAGGGCGAGCTTCTTTGGCCTAAATTCATGGATGAAGAATATGTTGACGGTCTAAAGAAGGATATGAACAGTGACTACGTCATAGCTGGACAGCTTCAACAAAGACCATCCCCAGGTGAGGGAGGAATCATCAAGAAACATTGGTTCAAATGGTGGAAGCAACCATCACCTCCAAAGTGTCATTATATCCTTCAATCCTGGGATACAGCCCTCAGCACGAAACCAGATGCATGCTATAGTTGTTGTACAACCTGGGGAGTCTTCAACGACGATCATAATGTTTCGCAAGTGATGCTTTTGGATACATGGCACGGACGCGTTGAGTATCCCGACTTAAGACGTATGGCCTTGAGACTTGCCCACAACTATCATGACACACACATAGACCATCCAACACCAGAGGATTACATCCTTAAGCCCGACATGATCCTGATAGAGGCTAAGGCTAATGGATTGTCACTCATCCAGGATTTGGGAAGAGCTGGGCTGATTGTCAATAGATTCGACCCCGTTAAGCACGGAGGAGGAGATAAGATTGTAAGAGCGCGCCTCATGAGCCATGTATTAGAAGCGGGTAAGATATGGGTGCCAGCAAAGCCACCACACTATACAGGCTTACGTCCTTATGCCGATGTCTTCGTTGAATCTTGCGCTTCCTTCCCCAATGATGTGGACTCGAGAGATTATGTTGACAGCATGAGCCAAGCTATTATAAAACTTATGATGTCTGGTTTAATCGGTAATCCCGATGATGCAGAAATAAGCACAATCTACAATCGATGGGAAGGGGAAAAGTTTTATTAAAATGGAATATGGAATAATATTAATACTCCTTATTTTAATTTTTATTGTTTACCTATCCAATAGTGGAAGTTGGCACACAAGTTTGTTGCGGTGTTTGTGAATCTAAGATGGATCTTTCTTTATTAATGTTTGGTGATTAAATTAGGAAAATATAATGAATTTATTAGAATTGTTAGATAAGATGTTGGCGATACCTCATGGGAAAACGACTGTTAATATTGACTGCGGGGATTGTGGATTTCTTAGAGAAATTGATAATATAAAGGTGGTAGAGGACGAAGTAGGAAATAATAAGATAATTATTTATGCAACAGATTAGCCTACTTTAAATTACTCTTTAATACTGGCTTTCTCACATAGCTGGATATCTTAATGATAGGCTCTTGCCTCATGTAATGGATTATCCCTTATCCAAGATTTGATGAGGGCTGGATTAATCGTTAATAGGTTTGACCCTGTTAAGCATGGCGGAGGGGAAAAGTTCTACTAAAATGCCTGAAATAGCTTTATATATGATAATTATTTTTTTAACCTTAGTGTGTTGGTGGGCTATTGAAAGAGTAATAAAAATTGAAAAATAACTGAATGAAGATTGTGTTAATTTGAGAAAGCATATCGCAGAAATTCAACGTGAAATAATAAAATTAAGCAAGGATAAATAAATGATAAATGTAATAATAGGTATGATCGTACTTATAACAGGAAATTGTTATGGGGCTGACAATAACAAGATATATGATGATGTATACGAAATTTCTGGTACCTTTTCAGAACTTGACCTACATCAAGAAGTGACATTTTTTGACATAAGGCATCATGTGCTTTACAAAGAGAAAGAAGAATTAGAAAGAAATCTTTTGGCTAAGAACGAAAAGATAGATCGAATTAAAAATGATAATAACTGTATGAGAGAAACAATACAAAAATTATCCACAGAATCAGATCGAGAAAGAATCGAACACAAAGCATACAGATTAAAAAAAGAACGAGAACTTAAAGAGACACTTGAATTAACAAGGATTGTTGAAGTACAAGAAGAGATGGAAAGAATTGAGTCCGAAAAATTAAACGAATTACTGAGGGTACGTGCCGAAAAATCCAAAGAACGTACTGAGAAGTATAAAGAAAAATTGAATGAAGAACGGAACAAGAGACGCCACGAAGAGAATCTCAGAGCCAAAGAAGAACTCCTAAGAGCCGAGGAAGAAGCGTTACGAATTGCTGAGACAAAGCAGCACCAAGAATTAATCAGGCTAAGAGATCAGCAAGAAAAGGAACGCCGTGAGAAGGAAGAGAGAGATCGAATCGAGCGCGATAAAACAAAAGTTCAAGTGCCATTGGTAGCCAAGCAAGTAGGCAAAGAGGGCGAGCGTGTAGTACAACAGACTAGGAATGAACTCCAAAGGTTTAGGAAACGGTTCTAAGAGTTTGGCACATGGATGCAGACACCATATGCCAAAAAAGGGAAGAAGGGGAAATTGTTTATTCCAATTCCCCTTCTTCCTA